CGAGCAAAAGTTTGTATCGAGTAAATAGTCCTTTTGCGTACTCAATTATACCATAGTTAGTACGCTTGAGGCAATCAAGAAAGGAATATGATTATGGTAAAGTACAAAAGACGTCCTAATGGATCAGGGACGGTAGTAAAGCTTAGCGGCAGAAGAAGAAAGCCATTTTGTGCAAAAGTTACATTGGATGAAAGAAATCCTATAAATGGAGAAAAGAAAAGATTAGTAATCGGAACGTTTGAAACGTATCAAGAAGCGCTTAATGCATTGTCTTTGTATTCTCTTACTGTGAATAATACGATAAGCAAGAAGGAAGCAATGGAGATTGATCCTGAGGTTTACCAGAAGGTTCAGGATAAGATGAGTAAGAAAGTGCCTACGTTCCTGGATATATATTATATTCTTGATAAGGATGAATTTTCTTTGTTGTCACCTCAAACACAGAATAGCATGCATGGTGCAATTAAACATCTGAAGAAGCTGCATTATTTAAAGATAGATCAGATAACTCTGAGAATGATTCAGGATGTATTTGATGAAGATGGATCTAACCACAGTACACAGGTACATATGAAGACGATATGCACAAAGGTATTTAGATATGCTGTTGTTAATCAGTGTATTGAACGTAATGATGATTATACTTCTTATATAAGAATTGCTAAGTATGAAGAGTCTGATATGCATAGACCTTATACTATTAATGAAATACTAGCATTAAAGAAAGCCGATATTCCAGAAGCGCATATAATGCTGATATTTATCTATACTGGTGTGAGAATTAATGAACTGCTGAATATCAATAGAGATAATATTCATATTGATGAAAAATGCGACGATGATGGCACTGAAAGACTCATAAGCTATATGATCACCGGGTCTAAGACAAAGGCTGGAAAAAATAGAATCGTGCCTATCCATGATGATATAAAGCAATTTGTTATCGATGAATTATTAAAGCCCGAGAAGAGACTAGTAGATGTAACTTATGCTAATTTTACTACTAGAACTGTATTGATTAAAGTAAACAAGCTTTTGAATACACATCACACAATGCATGATACGCGTAAAACTTTCGCTACGCTATGCCAAATGAATAACCTTAATGTTTATATCCGAAAGAAGGTATTAGGTCACAGAATGAACGATATTACGTTTGACGTGTACACCAATGAGTCAAAGAATAGATTATGGACTGAAGTAAACAAAATAAAAGTCTAGCGTTCCATGAGCGTTCCGAAAAGCGTTCCACTATGATATACTTATTGCGTTAGCGGTTGAAGTACTCTAAGTGAGCCTGCCTGCGGAGCTATCGAAAGATAGCTCTTTTTTTATTAATTCTTCGTTACCTATTTGTTATCTTTCTCAACTAAATCAGTTTAAACACGCATAAAAAAGTGGCTTAAATAGCCACTTTTCGACATTCTTTAGTATCCTACAGGGATTTCAGAATGGCTTAAATACAGGGAATAATAGAGATTGTTGCCTATTTGTTACCTATTTAAATCATTCGTTTTTATTTAGTATAATATAAGTAGGGAAATGATTCCCTTTTTTCCACACTGATTATTTTATCCTACATTCAAAAGTTATGCAAGGTGAAGGACTTATTGCAGTAATTTTAATTCTTTATATTGTTCTAAAGAGAAGAAGAGGTTAATTATGAATGATATCAATTTAAAAGCAAAAAAGGACCAGAGCAATTAAGCCCTGGTCTTTTTTTCTGCCCATAAATTTGCGTGTAGTCGAGATTTAGTCGAAATTAAGTCGAGTTTAGTCGAAATTAAGTCGAGTTTAGTCGAAATCTTTATGAATAAGCTCATAATAAAAGTAGAATTAGACTTTTTTGAGATAATCAGCACATACCCAACCACTTGGAATCTTTGCCCAATCTCCATCAAATTTAGATACAGTGACGCGAGTACCATAATTAATGCAGCCGTCCTTATCATAGTCATGGGCCTTAGCATCCTTAGTTAATTCGTTATGTGTCTTGACTCTGTATTTCATTCCTGGTCCTGTACGGACCTTTAAGTCGCTAGCAGTAATCATATAAGTACCTAAATCGTTGGATGTATTTGTCTGTGGCTTAGATGGTGCAGTTGAAGTATTAGTCGCATTTGCATCATATTTAGGTAAGCCATACCCTCTGATGTATCTGCCGTTAACCTGTAGTTTTCTTCTTCCTACTGCATCGTTCTTATTGCCTTCGATAACAGTAATAGTATTACCTTCTACTTTTTCGACAATGCCGACGTGATCTGATGAACCTTTATTATCTCCGACGCCTTTGTCTTGCCAGTCATAGAAGATTACATCTCCTGGAGATGGTAAATGTGCATCATCTTCACACCATCTACCGATTTTCTTAAATCCATTAATCATCTGATTGCAAGAACATTCAAGTGGAATGATATCTGTGTAGCCCACCTTAATTGCACATGCTGACACGAAAGTAGCACACCAAGAATCTGTATACTTAACTTTATATCCACGTGCTAGTGGCTTGTGTGCATTGTATACGTCAATGATTTTTTTGTGTGTTCCATTTGACTCTTTACAACCTAACCATCCTCTAGCGACATCTAAAATAGTATTTGCAGTTTTTCCCATAATTATTCCTCCTCAAAGTATGCACCAATACCATAATTTGACGCACACATATATTCGATTCTGCACCCTCTTGCTTTGTTCCATCCTTTTAAAAAGTAAGCCACATCGGCAGTTGATAATAATTCAATAGATTTTCCAAGGCACCACAACGGAGTGCCTCCACCATCAATATAACTATCAATAATTTCAACATCATCACCATAGAGACTTTTAATTTTTTTGACTGCTTTCATTCTATTATGTCTGATTTCTTCTTCAGACAGATCTTTCATAGGCTGTGAAATAAATATTTTCATTTCTAATCCTCCTCATATCTTATAATTGGCGCTTTTGCCTTGATTACATTGATATCTCCTAAAGAGATATGAAAAACATCTCCAGCACTTGAAAAAGCACGGCATTCATAAGAAAGCTCGTTTCTACTTCTGCCTAGTGTATCTGTTGGATCTATTCGTGCAGTGATGACATTATCCTTTATGGTTGTTTCTTTTCTTCTTATCTCATCACCATCGATAATAACAAGAAGCGCCTTATATTCATTGAAATTAAAAGGCTCGCCATCTGACGAGCACGAAAATCTTATAAGATGTGTAGTTCCTTCAATCACATCTATATCACGCTTGTTGCAATTCATTTATTCATCTCCTTCAAAAGGCGAAACCTTTCCAATATCTATATGCATTATGTTGCTTACTTCAACTTCAGCATCTAATGCAGTTTGTGCAGCTATATTGATATTCCCACAATCAGCATCTATTGAAGCATTAACATGTGTATACTTGCTAATATCCACATCAACGGTATGAGAGACTTCTATATCTACTTCAGTGGATTGTGCTTCATCTGGCCCTGAATAAAGATAAAGGGTGAACCATCCTCTACTCATCCTGACCACACTCCATCACTTGACTTTGCATATATCCTTATGAGATAGTCACCGTCGCCTTTAGATAGTTCTGTTTCCAACACACTTACTACTCCTGTGCTGCCTGTTTTTAGATCAGTGCCACTTTCAACCAGCAATCCTATTCCTCTCCCTGATGCTTCGCCTTCACGAGTCGCACGAGCTTCCCATTCAGATACATCAATGTCACAATGGAATCTGCATATACACTCATTTATTCCAAGTACTCTAGATATTCGATATTTATCAATGCTATCAATCGTCACAATAGGGGGCTCAGCAATTCTGTAAGTGATAGTAACAAGCCCCTCAGTAAGCCATACATCCCCAACCGATGCAAAAGAAGTACCCCACGCGTCACATTCTATTGAACCATTGAGTGATGTACCTAAATTAATAGTTTCATTAGCGGTCTTATTGTGATTCACGCCACCGTTCACGGAAAACTTAACTGCATTCTTATACGTATAATAACAGTTAAATACTCCCGTGAATCTAACATTAATGACTATCGCATTAGTGGGAAGAGAAGGAACACTCCATGTGGCCTTCTCTATATTGTGCCCACTTCCTGAAATATGGATTTTTGGCATTGTGGCTACAGCAGTTACTGTATATTCCTGTGCCATTATGCTACTGACCAAGTGCCGTGTACATTTTTGACGAACACTTTGATAATCTTTTCACCATCGCCACTTGAAGCCACTTCAAGGTCTTTACCCAAAATTTTGCAAGAAATCGCAGTGTTCTTTTTGAATGTTCCAGTGCCTCTCAAATTAGCAGAACCATTATCCATACCAATTAATGTACCAGCGTCATGCAATGATGACTTAGAAGGGACAACCTTAATCTTATACTCTGTGAAATCAACATCACAAGTGAAGCTGAATGTAGCCACATTTTTTGGCGCTGTCTTAGAAATTCTCGAAACATCCGGACCGATAATAGTGACAGCTGGAACTGAAGTATCTAATGTGATAGTAGCAGATACTGCAGTCGTTTCATTGCAGACATCATCGCGCACTTTTACGTAAACCGTCTTGAGTCCATCGTTATTTAATAAAGTGATTCTCTTAGATGCTGCATAGGTTTCCCATGAAGCATCTGCTTCTGTTTCGGCACCATTGACACCCCACACCTTCATCTGATAGCCGACTGTAGATGTATCAGTTAAAGCAATGCTTAATGTAACTGATTTTGATGTAGTGTACTGAGATCCGTTGTTTAACTTGATACTCAGTCCCTGGGGAGCGAGTGTATCTAATACAAGATTAAAATAACTTGCCATGTTTATTCCTCCACTTTAATGCATCTGTTTTCTAATTTCTGGTAGGCATCAAGATACATTTCTTCTTTATCTCCATTGTATGTACACTCGAAATACATTCCGTCTAACAGTGTAGTTGATAACAGTGCCTTGTTATTTTGCAGTGTCTTACACACCCACACCACATAGATATCGAAATCCTGTGGATCTTCTAGGTGTTCATCTGTATATCTTCTTACTTCCTCAACTGCAATCTTTAAAAATTCATCGTTGCCCATTATTCTTCTCCTTTTTTAATGGCATTTTCAGCCACTTCTAATCCTTTTGTTAAGACTTTTGGCACATTATCACCTGATTCAACAAAGTTTTCTAAGATGCTGCGTAACTCATTAATAATTAATGATGCGATTGTAAACCAACCAATATAAGCAGTTACAGATAAGTCAATCCCTAAAGTCTTACCAATCTCGATAAAGATAGCAGAAGCAAGAAAGGCAACCAAAATCATAAGCCAATAGCCTAACTTTTTCCAAACACCTCGCACTCCCTTGGCGCTGTTGTCTTTGCCTGTTAGTCGTGATTTTCTTACTCCAGTAATGTAATCAATCACGTTGAGAACTAGAAACCCAACAAATAAAAGCCAGTGAGTCCCGAACACAGCAGTTAATACTGCCACGATAGTGCCCCCTAATGCGTTGATCGCATCCATGTATTTTAACGATGTGTCGTATAATTTCATTCTATTACCTCTTTATTTACATATTTTCTGCAATGATCCATGCGTCTAGCTGTATCTGAGTGATGTTCGAATAACTCTGATAATTGTTGTGAGCAGAGTTACACTGCTTGAACTGCATATATAGTTCATTGCTGTTGCTTACGTTGAATTTGACAGGAACGTCATAGAATCCACCGTTAGCCTGTATGATTGCATTGGCATCCGTATACCCCATGTTAGGAGCACGCCAAGGAAAAGCGTTGGAACGAGTAGGCGTATATAATTTGAATCCATTTATTCCATTAGAGTTGAGATTCTTAACAGATTGATTGAACATGATTCGATATATGTTTATATCTCCGAAACATTGTCCGTATATTGTCCCTGTAAAAGTACCACCATTCAACCCAACACCTAACTGTCTCTTATCCATGGCACTGCTGCCTGTACCGAGAATGTATCCTTTTAGATATTCAGCGATATTCTCTAATCCCCAGTCATTTGGATGAATCCCATCTGAACTCATCATGTTTTCAAAAGACAGAATGTTCTCAGCGCCTGGTACTAGCACAAAAGGCTGATTCTTATAGCACGCTTTTGTTGTGTACGCTGGCATTAATTTATATTTCAACGCGAACTGGTTATTTCTGTCTTTGAATGCTACACCAAACGGTGCAAAGTGAACAATCGCATTAGGATAAGTACTCTGTACATATGATATCAGTGTATCAATGTTGGATTTAACAGTGTCGATTTTATCAGCATACGCTAGTTCATTATATCCTCCACCAATCAGCACATCTGTCACCATCTTCTTACTACCTATCTGAGACTCCACTCCCTTAAGAAGTGTCAGAAAACTATTAGAAGAATTAGAAAAGGATGCCCCACCTTTGTGGTTGATATAGATATTGCCTGCAGAGAAGTGACAATTCACTAACTTACTTTTCAATCTGTCACACCAACCCGTTGTATTACCATCGGGGGTGTATCCGTCTCCGTACGAATCTCCGATGAAAATCAGTTTTCTTTTGCTTCTGTCTTCTAGATTCATCTTAGTTCCTACCACCCTTTTCCCGTCGCCCGAATAAGCAATCAAGCCTTCTTCGATATTGTCAGCAGTCACTGTACTGTCTGATATATCAATCAATGTCTTATCGTTGTATATGACCTTATTAATGCTCATATAACCACTCCTATGCGATTGTTACTGTAGTACCCCCAGCCGAGTTTTCACTCTCTGCATAAGGAATAGGATTAACAGTCACCTGTGATAAATAGTTGTATCCAGTATCGGGCATGATTGTTTGTGCAGTTGTACTAGGTGTTACTGTCTTCTGCTGAGGCTTGGCACCTTCTGTTCCCGACATAGTACCTTTAATGCCTAAGATAGTGACTCCGTCACGGATGTTCGTTGGGATAAGTTTAGCCTGTTCCGCAGTAGCAATCTGAACATTACCCGAACCGTCGTGGAATCCCTGTGGAATTGTGTACGTTTGAGCCTTTGTTGTGATACTTCCTTTAACAGAACCATTGTTCTTCATGGTCCCTGTTAACTTAGTACCTCTTGCATATGCAGTCTTTCCTAAGAGCATTTCAGCAACTGCTACAGTTGCATCGCTTGAATCAACATCAAATGTACAAGTACCAGTGACTGTTGCACCTGTCTTATCATGAAAAGTTAGATCCTTCAATACTTTGTCAGCTGTCGCAGTGTCACCTGTCAAGTCGATTAATGTCTTGCCACCATAGACGACCTTATTTATATGTTTAGTTTCTGCCATGTTATAATTCCTTTCCTATGTATACTGTATTGCCCCCTTCATCGTTGCTAGTCTCGAAGAAGGGGATTTTTTTAACCATTACATCTTTATTGAGAAGTTTATTTTTTGTCTTAAGCTGCTGAGCTATATCTTTAGGTGTTACTGTATAAGCACCAGTATAGACATCAGCATTCTTTATGCCCTGATAGTTTTTTATATCAAGTTTGAATTCTTCAGAACATATCTTCATATCAGCACGAAAAGACATATCTCTTATGACGAATCTAAGAGGTATGTCCTTTGACTTGAATTCTAGTTTAAGGCGCACATCAGATCACTCCATCTTTTAATATTCTTTCAACATATGTAGTGATGATATTAGATGCAACTGCTTCTCCATCAGCTGTAATCGCACGTAGCTGAATCTCAGCCTGATGTTTTTCTTTAAGCTTCAGAGTATCCTCCTGTGACAGATGCACTTCTATCTTGTCACCGCTTAGGCTGCTGCATTCTATCTGTCTATCAATAATAATTCTATTGTCTTGCATGATAGTGAAGTAGGCATACTGGAGAGTATTCACTTCAAATGGAAGTGTACATATTAATGTGGCAGTAGTACCTCTAATCATATGCATCGCCTCCTATCTGAGCATCATGTGGCTACCTGAGAGCCATGTTCCTTTAGGAACAGTGCAATTCTTCATAGAGAATACACTGAAACCGTTTTTGTTTCTATCATACTTGAACATGATCGGGCAGTCTGGACTAACAAAAATATTGAACATAAATGCAGTATGCATCGCTAGAACAGAACGCATTGTTGAATCATTACCGAACTTTTCACCATCGGCGCCACCAGTCATGTTCCATGCACTGGTGAGTGTGCCATACCAGCAGAATTCTATATAAGTGTCATTCCATCTAGCCTCTAACGTAATGCCATTCTTGACGTCAATAGTATCTTTATGCGTTACTGCTCGTCCAGTTGCTATTTCATTGTATTTTGTCTTTAAATCAGCAAGTTCATTATCGAATCTTTCTTGTGACCCGGTCGAAGTAACGTAGCCACAATACCACGAATCCCCTCTTGTATCATTCACGTCATTCTGTACTAGAGATGTAATTCCTTTGCGGACATGAATTATAGCAACAAAGAGCTGATAGATGGAATCAGTCCTTTTTGGGGAAGGCCATTTCCCATCAGTACCTCCCTTTATAACTTTCAAGGATACTCTTCTTTCGGATGCATTGAATTCTAGTGAAATTGCATCATATCTATCATAGGTGCCTTCAGAACTATCGATATTAAGTGTATTCTCTTCAGAAGAAGGGAAGAAAGCACCTCTAATAAAGGCATTTCCTGAACTCACTGTAATCTGCATACTGTTGTTAGCCTGTACATGAAAATCATCTGTTGAGCAGATGCCATCTGTAAATAATTCGCTCAGCATTTTACGCCACGATGCTGCAGACATCTTTCTATCTCCATTCAGTGAGTCAAATGGATAGCCATATTCATCTGTAATTGTATCAGCCATTAAATATTATCACTCCAATCTATCGTTGACGGAAGAGGTGTACCAAACGTAGGCACTGCCTTCATTACTCCATGCTCGTATACCTCATTAACCTCCGTCACTCTATCATTTGAGGTCATTCCCCAATATTCAAACCTATTTGTGACTATATCGCCAAGATCATAATCAGAAGGATAGTTATAATTCCCTCTGATCTTATCTTCCTTCTCTAATGTTTCAGCAAGCATATTGCTGTTAAGCGTTGTGTTTCCTCTTTCAATGAGTGCATTCTTATATGCAAGGTCGCTGATGTTTTCTTTTGAAATATCAGACCCATTGATGAAAATCTCTCTTCTATCTAGTCCGGATGCAGATGTACTGCCTGTTATCTCTATCTGTCTAGCTGAGCCTTCACCCTGACCGCCTACATAGCACACATTCGCGTATGTCTTCGAGTTGGCACTGTATGTCGCTTTTTCAATATCTCCGTTCTTCTGTGAGAAGATGACACGTGATATATCATACTGGCTATCGGATCTATCAACACCCTTGTATGTTTCGAATATCCATTTCTTTTCATCGAAGTCAGGCCTTAAACGAAAACCTATATCTGAAGCCTGAGAAAGCTTCTCTATGTACGTAAGTATATTTTTATAGGTTGCCTGATAAGTGATTTTTTCAGTATATCCATTATCAGGACCTAACATAACTCCTGGAATTGCTGCCTTTGATACCAGTTCTCTCATAGAGGTTTCTACACGACCATTAAAGTTGTATGTTCCCTTAATGATTCTTCTATAAAAATAAGATGATGCGAATCTTCCTTTGACGGTAATCTCTTTCTTCGATTTCTCATAAGATATTGTAATACTCTCAATGATTCCGCATTCTTTCTTGCCCTTCAGATAGAAAAGATTCTCAAGTTTCAGCAGCTGCACATTATATGCAGTCACTGGAACATGTGCCTCAAATTCACCACATGAGTTATATTTGCGCATCCACTGGAGAGAGAAAACATTTTCAATCTGACCTAGAAAGTTCATATTTCCATCATAGATTCTTATGATCATAGATTAGGCCTCCACATAGTTTCTTTTAAATGAGATTGATACAGTCATATTCTCTGCCCCTGATTCTGCAGTATATCCTATATGATTAATTCCTGGCTGCAGTCTTATAAAGTCTGCAGATGTAGGAAGATACATATTTATTTCTTCTTTTTTTCTATCCTTTAAAAGATAGACATGACAATCATCTACAAGGGTTGTGATAATAAGCTTCTGACCACTTTCTAATGTAAAATCCTTTTTACCAGAAATGCCTACAGTCATGTGCTCACCTGATTCCTGGATTGAAATCGAAGGATTTAAGACACTTCCTATAGCCTCAATAGTAATGGTCATGCCAGTTTCAGAACCGTTCTGATTATCTATCTCTAGATTCTGTACTATTTCTATTCTTGATATTTCCTCCGTTGTGAACTCATGAGGAAACTCAAATAGTGGAATGACTGTTGACATTGCAATACTGTTGTCTTCTATATCCGTAAAATAGGGATTCGCACATATCAGTGATATCTGATGAGTGCGTTTATAGAATGTGCCATCCGTTCCTGTTACCTTTTCTACAGTGTAGTCAATCTTTCTCTTATGAACACCATCATCATATTCAAGCGTGCCATCAAGAGAGAAAAGCCTGTCAAGCATCTCTCTATGATTGGCATAGCGCTCATTATCAACAACTTCTAACACGATGTTTCTGTACTTCATTGTGCGTCCTAATATTGATGCACCATCAGAATTACCATTCTCCTGTAGATTGACTGTATATGTTGAGCCATATAATCCATCACAGTCTGTAATTAAAAAAGGAGACAGTGATGTCTCAGTGAAGATTATTGAATATCCATTTGAATTAGTACAGGTGATTGTTCTATATTCCTTTTCTCCCAAGAATCATCACGCTCCTTTCAGTCTCTGAATCAATTCTCTATTTGCATTTCTTGTCTGTCTTGATACTTCTGAAGGATCTACAGCATCAGGCGCTGTAATATTGATAGTCTGATAGATATCACCTTTTCTATCTTCAGTATGCGGTTTTTCAAATCCTTCATTGATTAGCTGCATCTTGACTTCTCTTACAGCACTGAATGTCATTGCGGCACCAAAGCTGTCAGATTTATTGAATTCATCAATAAGCGAATCATTGAATGCTGCTATATCCTTTCTGACGGTATCAAATGAACCTAGAATTCCGACACCAATACCTTCACCGATGAATCTGCCGACCATATCCCTCATGATCCTAGAAGGAGAGTGGATACCAAGGAATCCCTTAAAGCTTTTGACGATACCGCCGGCAAAGTCTCCAATCTTCTTAGTAATCCATGCACCCATGCTCCATATACCCTTCCAGATACCTTCGATAATATTCTTTCCGATTGATAGCATCTTTGAAGGAAGCGAAGCAAGTGCTTTTACAATGATTTCAAAAATCTTTTTAGCAGCACCGCCAAGTGAGCCAAATAATGATTTAATACCATTAATCAAGCCATGAATACCTTTGCCGCCTAATGAGCCAAGTTTTTCAGGTAATAGCATGATATTAATCAATACAGTATCTAATGCCTCTTTTCCTGTACCCTTCAGGAATCCGAATAATGCCTTGATTCCATTTCCTAGACCAGTGATGGCCATTTTACCTAAATTGATCCAGTTGAATGCGCTCCATACATCCACGATTGCTGTAATGATCTTCGGAATATTGACAATGAGTGTCGGTATTGCCTGGATGATTCCTAAAGCAAGCTTAGCAATCAGCTTCAGACCACACATGAGAATCGTAGGCCCATTATCATTAATGATATTTGCGAATGTGCTGATAATTGTTGGAATTTTCGCAATCATGACAGGAAGTGCAGATACAACCCCATCTGCCAACTTGTTCAGCATTTCAAAGCCACTCTTTATAAATTGTGGCGCTTGTGAAGCAATCTGTGTTGCAAATTTCTGAACTGCATCAAGGATTCCTGGCATGTTATTAAGCGCATCAGTAACAACCGCATAACAACTCTTTGTAATATTCAACAGCATTGGAATAAGGTTGTTGCCAACGAATATTCCTAGTGAACTGATTAAATTTTTAACAGAACTCTTGATATTTTGACCCGTTGACATAGCTCCCAAAAAGTCCTGTACTGCCGCCTTGACCATGCCAAAAGAACCAGTGAGAGTAGTACTTGCTTCTTCTGCAGTCGTTCCGCTGATTTTCATATGGTCCTGTACTACAGAGATTGCATTCGCAATATTACTAAATGACATATCGCCGTCTTTGACTGATACATTTAGTTTTTCCTGGGAATCCTTATATGTAGACGCATCTTTTATAAGTCTTGCCATTTCTGTCTTGGTTCCGCCATACCCTAACTTTAGATTGTCTAGCATTGTGTAATTTTGTTTTGCGAAACCCTGATAGGCATTCTGTATATCCTGTAGATCAGTCCCCATTTTGTTTGCGTTGTCGGACATGTCAACCATTGCCCTTTTCGCAATTTCCGCTGCCTTGGCAGTATTTCCACCGCATGAAGATACAAGTGAAGCTGCAAATGATGTGGTCTGTTCCATATAGGTATTTGCTGAAACACCTGCATCCTTAAATGCTGTCTGTGCTGCTTTTTTAATCACATTTGCACTATTGCCAAAAAGCGTTTCAATGCCTCCTATGGACTGCTGAAGCGCGCCTCCTTCTGTCAGTGAGGCGCTGAGAAACTTTCCTATTCCAGCAATAGTTATAGCACCCTTGATTTTAGAGATGAGCATGCTTCCGAAGGTGCTGCCACTATTGTCTGCCTGTTCCTCAAGAGGTTTTCCCATGACCTCCTGGATTGATGCCTTAATGCCCTGAGCAGAAGGCACGATCTGCACGTAAGCCTTGCCTAAATCTGTACCGTTTTTAGCCATTTAAGCACCCCCTTTCAAAATCTGCATTCTTGCTTTTTCAAACTCTTCTGCGTTATTAAAGCCTTTAGCTGGCTTTTTCTTTACAGGATTCATCAGCTTTTCATATATTGATTCAGGACGATTTCTATTTTTCTGTGCTTCTTTAGTCTTAGACCAGGCAAGAAGTGCCAGATAATCAACAGCGAGTGCACTTAGTATAGTTTGAGTATCTATATCCTGTTCTTCCATTGCCATTTTAAGCCTTGAATCATTTCGTAATCCGCTGACAAGAACATAGATGTAAGAAGGCTTGTAAGACATGAAGTTATATATGTGATATGTTTCAGCCAAATCACATATAATCTGATGCTTATAGCCTCGCAAAAGGTTTGCGAGGATTACGAGTTTTTTAAGTCAGTACCATCATCAATTTTGACTGACATCATGTCATTCATTTCATGCTGCATTCTCTTGAGAGAAAGAAAGCCGTCCTTTCTTCTGCAGTGTTCTTTCAGTGCTCTATAACCTTCATCACCAATCATATATTTAATTAAATCCGGCATTCCGAGCCCTGTTTCAGCAATATTGTTGACTTTTTCAATGAAGTCATAATCATCCATAAGACGCTTATCGACTTCGAACACAAACCCTGATGCAGTTGTGCCTTTGATTTTCTCTTCCATCTGTTATGCTCCTTTTTTCATGATGTATTCCTTATGATATGATCCGTTTCCATCAGGTCTTGCCTTGAATGTGCAGTCATACCCTACAGCATCATCATCTTTGTATGTAACTTCGCCAACTTCTGTAAGCTTGCATGCTGGAACAACAATTCTTTTCAATACTGTTCCTTCTGCAAGAATCATATCAATCACAAGTACTCTATATCCCCTTGTGTTGGCTTTTACATCTACAGTAACTCCTGTTTCAATATCACCGGTTACTTGTTTCTGTCCAAAGACTTCCTTCAATACATCAACATTTAATGATTCAATCAATGTAAGACTGAATTCATCTGAAAAGTCCTTATCAACATCAAGTACAGTGTCTCCACCCCATGCAGTGATTGAATCGCTTGAAGAAGATGCCTTATTCTTGACACCATCATCAGAGCAGTATCCAAGTGATTTGAATGCTTTATCAAGGTCTGCAGCTGCACTCGTTGGTAAAGTAGTACCGTCAGGTGCCGACCAGACAGCGCCTCCAATCTTAGGCTTGCCTGTTGTTACATTTGATGCATCTACATTTGCCATATCATTTCCTCCTTATAATTAAAAAACCAGGTCATATACTGCCTGGTATCTGTAATGCTTTGTACTTGTATCGGTATAGTTATAATCGCTGTTATGTCTGCTTGCAGAGATTCTTGGGCATTCTGCAGCATTATCCATTGCTTCTTTTACCTTCTCATTAAGAAGGGCAGCATCATAAAGCGAAGAACCGTACGACTGTATTGCAAGAGTTGCATGCCTGATGAAATTATCAGTATATCCTCCTGTTTTTTCGACAACAATAAAAGTATCCTGAGATGCATCATCATACTGTGCATAGCAGGATACTCCTGTCTTCTTCTGAAGATAATCAATGATATAAGTTTCTATGATCATGTCTATTTACCTCTTGCAGAACCGAGCGCCTTAAGGAGCGTATTGTGCTTCCTTTCAGAATAGTATGCATGTGGTGTAGCAGGGCTTACCTTCACAAAGCAGCGGTCCTTGTTGGCTTTTACTTCCATCGCATACTCTTCTCCAGCCGCTTTCTGTACTCTTTCTCCATATGCAGAAACGATTTTCTGCATTTTAGAGCCACTTAGCAGCTGCCTTACGCCCTCTTTATTCAGTTCGAATTTATAATGATTACTCATATCTTTCCACCACTACTTTCTTATTCCATCGAAGAGGTATGTTCTCTTCAATCCCCTCTACTGGTTCACCTACCGTCTTCCATGTCTTGCCATAGAATTCTACTTTAGTGTCTGTCCAGTCATGCATATCACCTTTTGGGATGGCAAGATTATACTGAGTCTTAGCAATAGATACGTTCTGATTAGATGATAATTCAGAACTGCTGACTGGCGCTACAAGAACATCATCCACCTGTTCTGGAATATATTTATAATGCATATGCCCAAACGCATCACTGCCAGTAGGCTTCTTCTGATATACAGTTATCGTGATTCCTTTAAGTCTCATATATTTCCATTGCTCCATATCTCTGCTTGATGATACCCATTCGTTTCAGCTCGTTTCTTAAATAATAAAGATCATCGCCTGGATTAACATATGTACCACTGAATGTATAACCTAACGCTGACTGTGAGAACTGCTCAAGCGGCATATCCTGGTCATCATCTTTGGACATTACACGATGAACGCATGCTAAAACAACCATTTTTGCAACATTTGCCTTATCATCAGATGAACTGATCACAGCGCCCAGGTTCATATTCCTTTTATTTGCCTCCTCTCGTAAAAGAGAGGAAGCAAGTTCAATGAGCATCAATAAGCGCTTATGCTGTTCGTTATTTAGAGCGGTGTTATAGACCTTTTCATAATCTTCTACTGATGCATAGATATCCATCTACATCACCTTATACATGTTTTCTAACAAATACAGTAGTAGGCTTTGAAACCTTATATCCGTATACATTTCTACCCTGAACGGCACACGCACCGATATGTTTGCCATCAGCAAGATCATTTACTGAAACTGGAACGGCCCAATCATCTACGTAGTGGCAGAAGATTCTATTGCCTAGAATGAAGTCTACCTTATCATCTGATAAGTTATCTACTTCATAAATATTAATTCCGCCGATTCTGCCTACTACACCTTCCTGTACCACCTGGTCACCTAAGTTAGAAGGCTTAATGAATTCCGGACACTGTAATAATACTCCGTACGCATCAGGAGTGACTGTGAGCCACATTTCTGATGTTTTGACATGTGCCTTTCTTGCCTGTGTTCTAGCATCGATTACAGCCTTGTAAACAGTTTCTGGTGTTAATGCTGCAGTGTCCTTGATTGCAGTACATTCAAGTAAGGCGTTTCCTAAGTTAGTGTCAGTCTCAACAGCCATTGAATAACCGGCTGAATCTAATCTTTCCGCAACTAGATTATCTGGAACTGCTGCAGCTGTATGCTTGTCAATCAATTCGTTTACAGAGGCGTCATGATCAATAGGAAGTGTGATATAAGAAGTAGTAGATGTAGTTAAATCAGTTCCGTTTGTCTTATCATAATCCTTTACTTCTACTTCTGTATCTCTTACAGGGATTTTTACAGCGCCTGCTGTAGGTGTACCATCATAGTTTCTATTGAATAGTTTAGCGAATACTGATGTCTTTCTCTGTTTAGCCAATACAAGGCTTGAATATCTTTCCTGTAATTCTGTATTTTGTGCCATATGTATATTCTCCTTTTAATTTAGAATTTTAAGTCTGGATTCATTTCTCTGAACTTCTTTTCAACACCGGACATTTCGCCACCAAGCTGATTGTTTGCCGTAGGTGATGTTGGTTCAGGAGCTTTTGTATGAGGCTCATTGCTAGGCTTTGGGAATAATTCAGCAAGTGCCTTTGCAGATTCATTGAGCTCTTCTTCAGTCTCTCCTTTTAAGAACTGTGCAGCTGAGGAAGGAAGCTTATTATCTGCAGCCACCTTGTTAAGAAGTTCTTTTCTATTGAATCCTGCCACCTGCTGCTTTAATGATGTATTTTCATCTTTTAGGCTTTTCAATTCTTCAGAATTAGAAGTTGAATAAGTATCCTTGAGTGCCTGTACATCATCAGGTGACATATATCCTTCATATTTTTTCTTTTCTCTAGCTAGTCTTTCTTTGATTGCATCATCAAATTCTTCCTGTGTGTTAATTGGTGTAAAACTCATATATATTCTCCTATTTCTCCGTATAGTTACGTAATTTTTAAATAAGTACTTTCTGCTTCTTTCTTGCCTTCTTGAGAGAGCACTGCCAGTGTGCCAGCACTACCGATTCAAGAAGAGAAATGTCAACCCCTTCAATGATTGACTTGTATCCGAATCCCCCATTTGTTCCAATTGTGCGCTTTTCACAGTTGGATACGCACTGTGAAAGCGATGGCTGACCAAAATGGCATATTTTTGAAGCATACAGAGCCTTTTCAAATGAAGCGCCTGCCGCAATGATATCTGCAGTCTTTGGCATGATCACCTTTAATTTGATGCCGGTCTCTTTAAGCTCATTTATAAGCATCTGCTGACCGTTCGCACCGTCTACTGTAACCATGGCAATATCAGCCTGTCTAAGAAAATCAATAATCCATCCGTTTCCTTTACGGATTGACTTGCATCCAATGACATCAACTAGTATATTGTCATCTTTTGTTTTGACTGCGACCGACATAGAAACATTACTGCCATCGTGACCGTACTTAATACCAACAAAGAGAGGACCTTTAAACTCTGGAATAGTCTCTACTTTCAGAGCGTTCCACTCATTTTCTGATATTGCGGATTTCTGGTTATACTGAAGCCATAAACCGAATCGCTGTATATTGAAGTCAATTTCATCACTTGAATCTTCAGCTGCAACAGAACGCTCCTTCAGTGTCTGACCTAGTGAGGGGTTTGTCTCATACCATATATCCCTGTCTTTTACATCGGACATATGTTCAACAGACCATTCAGCCCATCCGCTTGTATCAGAACCCCCTGAAAGGCATTCCCTTCTCAGATTAACAAATACAGTACCTGAAGATACTGCAGTTGGTGGAGTACCACACATAAGTGTCTGAGGGTTCTCTGATGAAGTAACTACATACTGAAGTGCTGACTGCTGGTCTTCAGTGTATTCCTGAGCCTCATCCACAACGAGAAGGTCAAAGCCTTCACCAAGTCCGCCTTTTGATGATCTAGTTCTGAAGGAAGCACTTCCCCCACCTTCATCAAGAATTCTTATTGTCTCCAGTCCGAACTGGGCTGTAGCCGTATAGGACTTTTCATAGGTCTTTTCCTTATCTGCTCTCTTTACCTCAGTATAATCATTCTCATCAAGCATCTGCTTAAGCTTCTCCCACGAAGCATGCGATGTAGTTGTACGGTGTGCTGTATGTAGAATCTTTTCCCCATGCAGCAGACCCCACAATTCTCTCATGACAAGGATTTCAGACTTCCCGTTACGTCTCGGTATTGAATATCCGTATTTTATATGAACCCATTGACCATCATCATCAACAGCCATTATGTCCATCATCTGTATTTCCTGCCATTCCATCGCATTACGTGTGGTATTGTTGTATAGTTCTACAGCTTCATTCCCTAATGTGCTCTTATAGGGGATAATGTAACTATTCGTAGGAGTCTGTCTGCCTATCTTATTAGACATGTGCCTTTAACCTCCTACTTTTGTGTAATTAAAAAGGTGTCACAATCAATTGACACCACCTCCTGGAT